ATCAATGATGAAAATCATTTGCACTCAACTCACACCCGACTTGCTGACTAAAAAGTATCGCAAGGAGAATGAAACAAACCCGATGTATGGGCATTGTTATCATTCATCTCAAGCCCTATTCTATCTCCTGGATCCTCATGATTTGGTTCCGATGAGTGGAATAGATTACAGAGGTGATACACACTGGTGGCTGTATGATGACAGAGGCGTTACCTATGACACCACAGCTGATCAGTATTACTCTGTGGGACAAGTCCCTCCTTACGCTGTAGGAAAGAAAACAGCTTGGTATGGTTGGAAACAACGACCACATCAAAGAACACTCACTTTAATGATGAGAGTTCTAGATTCTTGTAACATTGATTATTCTTACGAAATTACAAAGCCCTTGACATAGTTCTTTGTCTGATCTATACTCAAAACATCAAAGACACGGACACAATCCCAACTCTTAATTGAGACGGTCAAAACTCCAAGTCCTAGATGCAAACCTTACAAACAAAAAACCATGAAAACTAACACCAAAACGTACACTCTGACTGTATCTCAACTGGCTTCTCTACAAAAGGACACCGAGATTTATCTTGATGAAGCCTTCCAGTCCAATACACGTTGGAGTACTGCAATGAATCAAGCATACATTAAGTCTGTGCTTGAAGGTAAAGCAATTACCCCAATTACTTTGGGTAAAATCTCTGTATTGTTGGAGAATGTTGGACTTCATTATGGTCCTACTCATTCTGACTATCAATTTTTTAAAGATCTTTTAGATCAAAAGTTTGTTTATATCACGATTGATGGAAATAATCGTGATAACTGCATCTGCAAGTTTCTGAACAATGAGTTTCCCCTTTTTGAAGGGAAATACTATATTGAACACAATAACATTGTGTACTTTGAAGCTACCAAAAATAATAAGTATTTCAAAGATCTAGATCCACAAGTTCGCAACTACATTGAGAACATTTCTCTGAATACTCTTATAGTTTTGCAATCTGATCGTAGGGGTCTTGCTGAACTGTTCAGTAATATCAATGAGGGTCTTGCCCTTAACCATCAAGAGAAACGCAACGCTATTCCTTGTCGTTTCGGTTCTCTTGTTAGAAATCTTGTTCAAAGTCACTTGAATGGATTTTCTATATTGTATAATTCCAAGAGTATGAATCGTCGTTATCCCGATGAATTAGTTGTGACAATCTCTACCATCGTTGCTCATGGGATAAAGAATCTGAATAAGAATGTTCTGGATGCTGCTTATGGTGATTCTACAGTTGAGGTTATTTCTTTCAATAAAACTGCAACTATTGTAGACCAACTTTCTAAGATTATTGTCAACTATGGTGCTGCTGGATTTGATGCTGGTGGTAAGAGAAACTCCAACCTGATTGACTTTGCAATGTTGTTGAACTATCTTAACAATAATTCGATTGTCATCGAAGATTACGAAGCTTTCTACAACTGGTTCACAGCAAGTCAGGCACAAAGAATTGATGATAATGAGATTCTTTACAGAGGCAAAAAGGGTAATAATCTTCGTACTTATGCTGGTCTTCTCCGTTCCTCTTCCTCCAATTTCCTTCAAATCCGACTCAGTAAGTTGGTTGATTCCATCTCTTCCGCTCCAGACAATGTTCTGACTCTCCGTGACAAAGATCGCAAGTATGATCCTAAGATTAGATTCTCTCTTTGGAAATCTCAAGATGGACGTTGTGCATTGACTGATGAGCCTATTGATGCACGTCACATCTACGATGGATCTGTGACTCACATCGACCATAAAGATCCTTGGTCGAAAGGTGGACCAACTACAGTTGAAAATGCACAACTGGTATTTGCAAATGCAAATCTCCGTAAAGGTGCTCAACTTGTAGAAGTTCCCTCTCTTTGAGAACTTATCTAATCTATAAGGACTCCTGATCAATGCCCCCTTGCCCCGCAACGGGTGAGGGGGTATCCTAGCTATGTTGAAACACGATCTGATGAATCTCCGACCACACCAAGAACGCGCAGTTGAGTTAATGCAACTGCACAAGAAAGGTCAGATTATTGTTCCCACTGGTGGCGGGAAGACCCTAAAAATGATCAAAGATGCAATGATTCAATTCCAAGATCAGAAATGATGCAAATGCAATCACAAACTGGAAAGACTATTGTAGTTTGCTGTCCGCGCATCCTCCTGGCAGAACAACTCTGTTCTGAGTTTCTGGAGTTTATCACCAATGCACATGTAATGCATGTTCATAGTGGTGAAACTCATCACTTTTCTACTACCAAACCCCAAGAGATTTCTAACTGGTGGTTGAACACTCGTGGTCACAAGTTGATCTTCACCACCTACAATTCTCTGGAACGACTGCAGCAATCTCGTATCAAAGTTGATACCATTTACTTTGACGAAGCCCACAACTCTGTCAGACGCAACTTCTTCCCTGCAACTGAATACTTCAGTCAAGAAGCTGATCGTTGTTACTTCTTCACTGCGACTCCCAAACATTCACTCGCAGTCGGTAAGCCTGGGATGAATGATGTAGAAGTTTATGGTCAGGTCATTTGTAATGTTCCTGCACCTGAACTTGTGCAAGGTGGTTACATCCTCCCTCCGAAAGTTCTTGCGAAACAACTTCCGATGGTTGGTAAGGGTAAGATTCCTGCAGATCGGGATTGTGAGAATCTAATGGAGACTCTGGACGAATGTGGTAAGGACAAAGTGTTGATCTGTGCGAAAGCTACCAAACAGATTGTTGCACTGATGTCTGAGACTGATTTCATTCAACAACTCCAAGATCGTGGGTTCTCTTATCTCTACATCACTGCAAAGACTGGTGCAATCATCAATGGTCAAAAGGTGAATCGTGAGGTATTCTTTGAGACCCTAAGTGCATGGGGTAAAGATGACTCTAAGAAGTTCGTTGTGCTACATCACTCTATCCTCTCTGAGGGTATCAATGTGAGTGGTCTTGAAGGTGTCATCTTCATGCGAAACATGGACTACATCGGTATCTCTCAAACCATCGGCCGTGTGATTCGGATGCACCAAAACGATGCAGCTCGCATCCGTAGTGGTGAACTGATTCCTGGTGATGTGAACAACTATACCAAATCTTTCGGTCTGGTTGTTGTCCCCGTCTTCAACAAAGTTGGGATCTCTACTCATCAGAAGATCCAAGCTGTTGTGGACACTATCTTCCAACAAGGTCAACCTGCAATCTCTGTCGTAAAGAAATGACTGAATCAATCATTAACATGGAGGGTGCGATTGTTAGGATGTCGGACATCAAACCTTCATCCGCAAAAAAGATAGAAACCTACGCACAACGTTGTTATAAGGATTTTATGAATCCTGAACTTCACAAATGGTGGGAAGGTGATCGTGATGATAAGGATGTTGTTCGTTCGATTAGTCGTCCGTTCTATGATTTGGTCCACGCATGTTCAATCCCAACAGGATTGATTACTGAGAAAGCTTTTAAGAAGAAAGTAACTACATCAGGTTTTGTTCTCACGAAAGATCACCCATTCCGTCCACAATTTGTGAACCACTATATGTGGGATAATCCTGAAAAGTTCTATGACTTTTCAGTATTCCGTGAGTGGTTTATCATGTGTTGTTCAACCATATTTGTACTCAGTAAAGAAAACAATCAGTTATCTTTTGGTGGTACAAAAAATGATGGAGAATGTTATTCTATCATGAGTTCCACAGATCAACAGTATGTTAGAGCAAACCTAAATCTTTATTTCTATTCTGATGATCATCAATGGAAGAACAAAACATTAACACTTGCATCCAATGTCATTGACGCACCTATTGAACTACTAGAATACGAGAAGAGGTATCTCATCGCATGATGTTCCCTAACACAAGTATCCTGGACCCAGACAATGGCCCCACAGGATTCACCACACCAGACTTCCAGTTTGCTGCTGTGCCTTATGGCAATCAGTATATCATTATTGCGGATGGTCAACAGCTTGAAGTAGTGGATACCCGACAACTTGCAGAGATTCGTTTAGAACAATTAAAAAACTCGCATCGGGTTCGCAAGAAGGGTACTAAGACCCCTGTGCAGCCAAAATCAAAGAAAAAGGCGAAAACCGCACCTGGCCAACAGGGATCTCGTGTTCCCGAACGGGAAGAAACCAAGGTAGCCCCTACGAAACAGAATAAAAAGACCCCGAGTGGGAACACTAGGACAAAGCCTAAGCCGTCCACCAAACCCACAAATCCCCTCCTTGATGCACTAAGTTAGCCATGTTGGTAAAGACTATGACTACGAAAACAAAACGGGTTTCCGTTGTACCACTGTCCAGTAAAGCTAAGAACCGATTCCATAACATTATGGAACAGTTCCACATGTGTACTGTGGAACAGGAAAAACTGATTGATGGTGTACCTCACTTCTTTCTAGTTTCTATGAACAGAATGTACTGTTTCTGGGTTCCTGTCAAGGGTAACGAACACTGGAAGATTGAGAAGTAATGGTAGAACTTTTTCACAAAGCTCCAGATGGTTATCATTATGAACAACAAAAGGATTTCAAGAGGAACACTACTGC